AATATTGGGAGATGATTGAGGACAAGCATTGGGCCGATACGGCGAAGAACTTAGACCGCAATGAATCCGATAGGTGGTGGGCTGCGGGAACATCGATTGAGAGGCTGCAATGATTGGCAAGAGCGCGTACATGGATCAAAAGTTTTGGTGGGATTCAAGCGAAGATAACCCGCAGGATTTAATTTACTCCCTGCTTGAGAATCTTAAGGATCGAATTGAGACACGTGCAGATCACGATATTCTGCATCTGTCTCTATTTGAGAATTACTACAATAACGCGCTAAACCCCGCAGGCTACAAGACAGGCACGCTTTTCGATGATGACCGCGTTACCTTCAACGTCATCGCATCATGCTGCAATACGGTTACTGCCAAGATTGCCAAAACGAGACCGCGTCCAATCTTCTTAACAAGTGGTGGGGACTTCAGCCTGAAGCGTAAGGCTAAGCTGCTAACTAAGTTTGTCGATGGGATGTTCTACCAGGTCGACCTTTACAATGTGATGCAACGAATCTTTCTCGATAGCTGCGTCTTCGGCACTGGCGTTCTTAAGGTGTTCATTGAAGACAATCAGGTCAAGGTTGAGCGCGTCTTCCCTAGCGAGGTTATCGTTGATGAGTATGAGGCTCGCTATGGTGATCCTCGCTCTATGTTTCAGCGCAAGGTTATGCCTCGAGAGGTGGTGGCGGGTCTTTATCCTAATCATCAACAAGAGATTGCAGAGGCTAGTCCGTGCGACCCGGAAGACAGAAGCTACAACACAGGCGACATGATTGAGGTCATCGAGGCGTGGCATATCCCGTCTACCGAGGGCGCAGATGATGGACGGCATGTTATCTGTATTGATGGCGCTACGCTTTTCGATGAGAAGTACACGAAGAGCTACTTCCCGTTTGTAACTTTACGCTGGTCACGCCGTATGCTTGGTTACTATGGCCAAGGCCTGGCTGAGCAGCTTCGCGGTATCCAGGCAGAGATTAATCAGCTTCTTCTGAACATCCAGGAGCAGATGAATCTAGCGACTCCGAAGGTGTTCTTGGAGCGCGGGTCACAGGTAGCCAAAGAGCAGATCAACAACCAGACTTGGGGCATCATCGAATACGAAGGTCAGCCACCGCGATTCTTCGTGCCGCAAACTGTAGCGGGCGAAGTCTTTAGTCACCTCGACCGACTCTACAATCGAGCATATGAAATTTCTGGCATCAGTCAGTTGTCTGCGACAAGCCTCAAGCCTGCGGGTCTAGAGTCTGGCGTTGCTCTGCGTGAGTACAGCGACATTGAGACCGAGCGCTTTATTGTGGTTGGTCAGGCATATGAGGCGGCATTCCTAGAGGTTGCCCGTCAGATGATTGACTTGGCTAAAGACGCATCCGAAGAAGGCAAAACCTACGAAGTCATCTCCTACGGCGACAAAGAGATTGAGAAGATCAGATGGTCTGATATTAACCTGCGTGAAGACCAGTACCGAATGAAGGTATACCCAGCGAGTCTTCTCCCGACCACCCCAGCCGCACGTCTGCAGACTGTCATTGAGATGGCGCAGGCAGGCTTGATTGATAAGGCGGAGACTCGCAGTCTTCTCGACTTCCCAGACATTGAGCAATACAACAAGTTGGCGACTGCTCCACTTGATGAAGCCGAGATGCTGGTCGAAGAGATTCTCGAGAAGGGCAAGTATTATCCACCAGAGCCTTTCTCTGACTTGCAACTTCACTTACAGTTCTTCCAGCGGGCATATATCGAGGCAAAGATTAACGGTGCCCCTGAAGACCGTTTAGACCTCATGAGACAATATATGCAGGAGTGTTTTCGAATGCTCCAGCCACCGGCACCTCCTGTCGCTGCCATGCCAGGGGGTCAAACCCCAGCCGCCGGTGGTCCCGCTCCTGCCGAACTAACGCCTACGGCAACACCGCCGAAGGAAGCCATTGATGCGCTGGCAGAAGCAGAATTGCCAGCCCCACAAGTAACTGGCACCGCGCTAGAAGGTGTGCCAGTTTAAGGAGAGAATATGACTGAAGAGGGTCAAGTTGGAGAAGAGGTTCAATCAGTTCCTGATATGGGAGAATCTTCTGGAGGAGATGCTGGAGGAGCCCCTGGAGGAGGAGACGTTCCACATGAAACAACTGGAGCGGATGATAATAACGATGGAGTGGAGAGCAGCGATGCAGGAACTCCGCCCGAACCAGCGCCCGACCCGTTCTCTCGAAGATTTGCCCAACTAGCTCGCGAGCAGAAGAAGTTGCGCCAAGAGCGCGACGAGATGAAGCGTGTCCAGCAAGAGCTTGATGCACGCAAAGGTACAGTCTCATCGTTTGATGACCTACAGAAACTTGCACGTGAGAACCCTTACGAGGTCATGCAGAAGCTAGGGCTAGACTATGAAGCTCTTAGCCGACAAGTCCTACAAGATGGCGAGATTACCCCCGAGCAGAAGATGGCGGGGGAGATGAAGCGCCTTCGAGATGAGATTGAGTCGATGAAAGCGGAGCGAGCGGAGCTTGTGAAGCAGGAAGAGGCGAAGAAATTCGAAGACACCTACACTCGCTTTGTTGACGAGATTAAAACTTTTGTGGACAATACAAGTGAGTTTGACTTCGTTAAGGCAAACAACGCCTACCATGTCGTCGCTGAGGTAATGCAAGAGCATTACAACAGCACGCAGGAGGTGATGAGCTACAACGACGCTGTAAAATTGGTTGAAGACTACTACGAGGCTGAAGCAGAAAAGTATCTCGCAGTACCGAAGCTAGAGCAGCGACTCAAGGAGCGATACGCTCCAGCGAAAACAGAGCCCGTGGCTGGGCAAGCACAAGAGGAAGCTCAGGCTTCTGAAAAAACGCCGCCGAAAACATTAACAAATACCCAGGTGCAACGTGCGCCAGGGGATAAGCCCAAGAAGCTTAGCAAGCAGCAGTCTATTGACGTGCTGGTTAATAAGTACGGGTCCAGTCTGTTTCGCTAGGGGTGAGAGATAGCTTGCCCCTATAAGGAGTGAGTTATGGCTCTATTTGGAGAAAAAGCCCTTGACCTGGATGTTGTCACCCAGGCCCTTAAAGAACACTATAAGCCTCTGACCGTTAAGAATATGGTCTATAAGGACAACCCACTTCTCGCGCTTATGCCTAAGTACGAAAAGTTTGGTGGTTCTAACATGCCGATTCCTGTTCAATACGGCATCTCAAACCGACGTTCTGCAAACTTCGGCAACGCGCAAGCAACTGAATCAGCGACCAGCTTGGCGCGATTCGTTATCGAGCGTGTGAAGGATTACTCTTTCGCGAGCATCGATGGTGAAACCATCAAGGCAACTGAAAGCAATGCAGACGCATTCTTGAAGTATGCAACTCTTGAGATTGATGGTGCGATTCACTCGCTCTCTCGTTCACTCGCTGTTAGCATGTATCGTGATGGCACCGGTTCAATCGCTCAAACTAACGAGACTGGTTCTCAAGCAGTTGTTGATCTAGCTAACAAAGATGACATTACTAACTTTGAAGTTGGTATGGTTATCGAAACCTATGAAGATAACAGCGGCGTACCCACTGGTTCGGCTCTTGATACTAAGCGTGTATTTAGTGTTGATCGTGAAAACGGACAACTTACTTTCTGTGCAGTCACTGGCTCGGTAAGTGGCTCAGTCAGCATCACGCTTCATGGCTCTGCTGGCACTCACCTTGTTCCACGCGGTGACTTGAATGCTAAGATGAAGGGCCTTGACGCATGGCTCCCATCAACTGCGCCTACAGCGGGCGATAGCTTCTTCGGTGTTGACCGTAGTTCTGATTCTAGCCGATTGGCTGGTGTCCGATTCGACGGTTCTTCAATGCCTATCGAAGAAGCTCTTATTTCTGCGGCAGTTCGCACTGCTCGTGAGGGCGGCTCACCTGAGTACTGCTTCATGAACTACGATCAGTATGCAAACCTTGAGAAAGCTCTTGGTTCAAAGGTTGTTTACGACAAAGTAAGCAGCGACGACGCTGATGTTGGTTTCCAAGCTCTCAGCATCATCGGACCAAAAGGTTCCATCAAAGTTATCCCTGATCAAAACTGCGAGCCAAACATTGCATACTTGCTTCAGTTGGATACCTGGACTCTTAACAGCCTTGGCGCTGCTCCGCATATCCTTGACCTTGACGGTAATCGTATGCTTCGTGAAAATGGAGCAGATGCTTACGAGCTTCGAGTTGGTTTCTACGGAAACCTTGCCTGTAACGCACCAGGATACAACTGCCGCGTCGCTCTAGCATAAGGAGAGTGAAAGATGGCTAACAGAAGATTTAATGATGTACAGGCCTTGCAACGAGAGGTTAAAATCGTCGCTGGTTTAGTTAGTTCCACGGGTGATCTACCTTTGGGAATTAGCGATGTGTCAATCGACACAGTTCCTGCGGTTGATACTCTGGTTGTAACGCTGGAGGACAACTACAATGATCTTTACGGGGTGTCTGCGCATTTAAACGCGGCAAGCGCTGTTACTGAAATTAGAAAAATTAACTTCAGCAACAACAACACAATCACCCTCGTGCCTGATGCAAGTTTTACCTCTGCCGAAAGCGTTTGGCTCACTTTGTTCCTTAAGAACACAAGCGTGGCTAAGTAATGAAGGGCAAGGGCAAAGGTCTTGCGGTCATGATTCTGGAGAAGGCCAAAGGCAAAGATGCTGAAGGCTCTCCGGAAGATGATTACAAAAAGGCAAAAGAAGATGCGGGAAAACGTATGGCTATGGCTATCAAGGAAGAAGACGGCAATGCGTTCGTTGAAGCTCTTGATGACTACCTAGACATGCGTGCGTAAGGGGGGCTGTCAGCATGGCGGATATTCGGTTCGATACATTAAGTACGAGAGCTAAACGCCGTGCTGATATGGTCAACAGTTCATTTGTAAGCGAAGACGAGATTAAGGATTACTTAAACTCCAGCATCGCTGAGCTGTATGACTTTCTGGTGAAAAGCTACGAGGATTACTTCGTAGTGACTCACCAGTACAATGTCCCTATCGCCTCAACAGGAGCAGATTTACCCACGGATGACGCAGTAACGTATCCGAGCGGAGAATTCTACAAGGCTCTGGGTGTTGATTATAATTCCGGTGGAATTACTTCGACACTCAGGGCTTACTCCTTTTCTGAGCGAAACATCTACAATACGCCCTATTCTGTAATCGATCGATTGGCTGAGCCAATGTACAAGATCGAAGGCAGTAAGATTAAACTTATTCCTGAGGATTCTCAGTCAGGAACCATCACTCTTTATTATGTCCCAGTGGCACCTGCGTTTGCAGATACTACGGCCAGTGCGACTATTAACTTTGTGATTCCTGGCTTTGTTGAATACGTGGTTGTAGCGACTGCAAT